GCGTCAGGACCGACATACACGCTGTCAGCGACCGTCGCCGTGTTCTGGACGAGTCCGCCACCGTTCGGGTGACGATGCCAACCGTCAGGGATGTCAGTCATCTCCTTCTCAGCTTCCATTAATTGCCCATGACATGTAATGAGATCAAGCCTCAGTGACTTGATTACTGTCTGTAGCCGTTCGATCTCGTCGGCGGCAGCGCACGAACGGCACTGCTCATTTGTACACATGCACTCGTATTTTCTAAGTTGTTCTGTAATATCCATAAGTACCCCCCGTGGGATTCGAACCCACAACCAACGGGTTAAAAGCCCGCTGCTCTACCGTTGAGCTAGAGAGGTGTGGTTTTCTGTATCAGTCTTTTGGTTTCAGGTAAGCTTCAGGGGCGTGATCTGCGTGATCTTTGCAGGCTACATAAATCCATGTGTCGCCAACAAGCTCTCCCCAATCACCGCAAGTTTCACATATGTGATATGAAGCTGTTTCAGCCAAGGCTACGAGATCATCAAAAATGCTTTTCATTAGATCTGGATTTTTTTCTTTACCTTTTGGGACGTATTCAGCATAAAATCTTAGTCCACCAAATTTTTGCTTTACTTGATGAACTTTATAATTTGGTGATATATATGAGAGCTTTTCATGCAGAGTGTACACTAGTTCACGCCAACCTTCGCTTACATAAATAGATTTTTCATATCCAAATTTAATTTTATCTATTAGACTACTGTATACTTGATCGCTCATTCTAGAACAGAATGCTTACTTCATTGGATAATCAAAAACCCTGCGGCCGTCCTCATCAAAAGAATTCATCATGATCCCAATAACGCTGTAGCCAATAATATCAACAAGAGTGTCAATTAAAGATTCATCTTTAACACTATGGATATTCATTGCTGTATTAAAATTGTTGTTTGAGTTTTTTAACAAATTCTCTAATCTTGAAATTTTGTCATATAGTCTTACTATGATTCCAACTTCACCAAACTTTGAAATATTTTCAGGCCCATAGTCGCAATGCTTTTTTATTAGAATTGAAGAGATATCTTCTTCTGTAATACTGGAGCCTAAAAGGCGTAAAATGTTATATGAATGACTAGACAAGAAGTGCCAGAACTGCTCATTAATTGAGCCATGTGAATTATTAATAAAGCATAACTCTTGTATTGATCCTAAAGTTGTTTCAAATCTTAGTTTCATAAAATTTAACAACTGCTCTGGGGAAGAAAGCTGGGATGTCACAAACCTTTCAAACATTGAATCTACAATGTTTTCCACATGATCATCCCAATTCTTACTGCTGACTACCGAAGTTCTCATCTACAACCTTCCTAGCTAAGGCACCCATCACATAGGTTTCGACTGCTGATTCTATCAGCGATTTCGATACCCATCTGTCAATTTCGCAAAAAACATTTCCATCTTCATCAAGAAGTTCAATTGATCCAAAAATATATCTTTCAATATTTTTTTTAGAGTCTACTTGATACTTAAGTTCTTTATTTTCTTGTTTAAGATTTTTAATTTCTTTTATCAACAAGCGCTTCTTTTTAAAAAACATCATAATTTAAATTTGACCTTTAGCTTTTAGTCGCTCTTTTTCTGCATCTATAACTAAATAGATGCCTCGCCTAATCTTTTTAAACCATCCAATGTTAGAGCTAATATAGCTGTAGACGGTAGGAAGGCTGACACCGCAATTTTCAGAGATTTGTTTAGCAGTTACTTCATTATCAATATTTTCTTTAATCCATTCATCAATAGGATTTTTTTTCTTTTTTTCTTTAAATCTTTTTACTTCAATGTCTATTTCAAGCATGTCCATCCAATAGTCAATCTCAGGCATACTTACTGCGTAGAAAGATGAAATTTCTTTTAAAGTTTTTTCATAAAAAAGACCAGTTACAAGGCTGTACCCAGCTCTTGATTTTTCAGACAATTGATATGGATCAACACCAGTTTTTGACTCTTTTAAAATTTCAAAGTTTATTTTTTTTATTAGATTTTCTTTTTCTTGAAACGAAATTGTCATTACTGTTTTTTTCCTTAAGAACTATTTTTTCTAGTACACATATTTTTAATATCGCTATACCTGAAGATATAGTTTCTGTTTCATTATCTATGTTAGTGCATATGTAATAGTGGTCTACGTCCTCTTTAAACAAGTAACCGGAAGACTTAATGATTCTAATAGAAGACTCTTCGCTGACAGCGTACCACTCGTCTGGCAAGGAGTAGTGGTCTTTCCAAGAAATTTCGACAATTGGATACTCACTCATAACAGGCGCTGGCCCCCGCTCACTATGAATAATCTTTCGAAATATCCACAGCCCGGAGGCCAGCTAACCTATTGTATCACTTATTATCAAGATGCCATGTTATATGACTATCTATTTTTTCATCTAAATCTTTAATATCTTCTTTCAAGTCTTCAAGTTTTTCTGTGACTGTGTTGTGGTCTTTTCTATTTTCTTTTCTTAAAGAGTTAATCAAAGCAACCATAACTCCACCAACCGTTGTTATTAGAGCAACAGCTATTGCTGACAGCGCCGCCCCATCCATTATTCCGACTCTAGAAAACTAATAATTTCGTCAATTGTTTTGTTCATTTGCCCATACTCTGAAACATGATCTTGAAGGATTTGAATCAAGTCTGAAATTTTTTCGGTTCTATCGTAGCTATTCATGATTTCTTCGTCAATAGAGCTTGCATGTTGTTCTTCATCTATCATGTTGTCTGCTAGCATTTTTTCAAAGTCTTGAATTTTACTTTTATGCCACATGGCTGCAGATGCACTTTGCTCTGCTATGCTTTTATGCCAGGTCATCATTTTTTTATGCTGTGCTTTAAGCATTTCAATATTTTCATAAGATAGTTTAATATGCATTATTTCTCCTTTTTGCTTTTTCTAGGGTGACCGGATGGCAGTAGATCATTATCTGTAATATAATTTGGATTGGAAGGCCTTCCATTTCTTAATAAGTACAAGTAAGCATTAACTCTAGCCATTGCCCACTGATTTCTAGTCATCCCTGGCCTATGAGAAACTGAAAAAGCACCAGCTCCTCTTCTATAGACCGCTTTAAGCGCCGCCATTGTGGCTCGCTTAGACGCTGTATCGCCATGTTTTTTATTGTGATCTTCCATTTTTGATTTTAAAGAAGACATCACTTCTGAGGAAAAAGAGACGCCACGACCAGACTGTGCTGAGTTTGCTCTATTTCTAGATGAGCCAGTTCGTCTTTCTGACGGTTTTGCTGGAGTTTTTCTCGGATCTCCTGGGCCTGGTCTTCCATAAGTAACTTTTTTTATAGATTTTTGCTGGACCAAACCATCCGGTATAACAGCAAGCCTGCAATAGCCGCCAGGTTCTATTTCTCCTTCAATAATTTTGCAAATTTTATCTGTTTCATGAAACACACAGTTTTGACATTTAACTCCAATATCGTAGTTGTCATTTTCTGATTGCGGAATATACTCTACCCAAACTCCTTGAGAGTCTGAGTTAAACTTTCCATACTTCTCTGCAATTGCAATAACTGCATTTGCAAACATTCTTTCTTCTGGATCTAACTGGTCCAACATGTCTATATGCTGACCTTCTTCTTGCTCATCATCTGGTGGAGTTAGAAATTCGTGTTCAATTTTTTGATAAAAGTCATTCATCAATTGAATCATTTTTTCTTGGAACCCAGATGCGTAAGCCGCTCTTTCTTGCGCTCTCGCTTTATTCCTAGCTTCAGTCATTGATGATTCATTGTTTGGTTGATATGTATAGCATTTGCCAGAACCACCAAACCTGAAACCTGGCATACCGTTTTCTTCACATCTTTCAATAGGCATAAAACAATAATATCAGATTATTGATAAATAGTATAAAGATCATCCCTACCCCATCTTTCGACGGGAATTTTTACATCTCCGTAATACCAGTAAGCCTCTTCTGAGGAATAATATATTCTTGCATAAGCTTTCATTGCGCCTTCGTCATAGACTGGGCAGTTTGGGTTGGGGTCCAGGTATAAGGCCTTAAAATGAAAAAGATCATTTTCATAATGAATTGCATTTACAATTTGTAATTTTGCATTACAGTATGGGCATAGCTTTTCTGGATATGGGAAATCTTTTATTAGTCTACCCATTAACATCAGAATTCATCACCATCAATACAATCATCCTCTCCGACACGTTTTGCCAGCAAAAGCTGTGCAATTAGTTCATCTATCCTAGAATTTGCAAGATCAATGCCCTCCATTAAGCATATAGCTTCAGGCATAGTTATTAAATAATCCTCATAAGGAGACACCACTGTGAAGGCTGGACTGTACGACCCTTGAAAAGGTACAGCTTTAATTAAAATAGTCAAACTTTCAATATCTTCTAAATCATCGTCACCATCATATGGGATAATTCTCATTACAATGCCATCCTACCATTTTCAACAAAAGAGTCCATACATACAGGAACTATTGTATTTGCAATTCTTTCAATTACTTTTGCATACTCTCTAATTTCATGCTGAGCATTTGAGTCATTTCTTAATGATAAAAAGTTTAGCAAACTTCTTAGATTAACAGTCCAAATAAACTCTGTATATTGCCCAACCGGCAGTACTGATCTGGCAATTTCTTTTGCAATTCCTGCTTCAATCATTTCATAGTAAGAAGACTCTGCCTGCCTGTATACAGATTCAAAAGCTTCACATACAAAATCAAAAACAGCTGGGTCATTAAACTTTTGGAAACTATAATTTCCAGGCTTACCCACCTGCTTTCGAACAGCGTCTTCTGATGGATAGAAAAAATCAATAGTATCTGGAATGTGGTATCTCATACTCATTTCATTAAATGAAGACCATCTATGCCTAAACCACTCTCTTGCTACAAAAATTGGTGCTTTAATATGAAACTTAAAAACAACATGTTCAAAAGGTGTAGCGTGCTTGTTCTTTAAAAGAAAATTAATTAAACCAATACCTTTCTCATCCATTGAGTGCTGAGAAGACGAAAAACTAACTCTAGCTGAGTTGATTACATCTAAATCATCACCCATAGATGAAATAAGACTAACGGAGCCACTATTTAAAACTTTGACATGCATTCCTGACATATCTTGAGACTATCACAGGGGTTGAAAAAATTTTTTGATTTTTCAAAAAAATCTCACACCTTTGCGAAAACGGTGGTAAAGTCATCTGTACAATACGCGAAGCGCGATCAAGCCGTTACGCGTATAAGCTTTGTTTATTATTGAAATCTTAAGTGGTATTATTAAATATGCAAATAATTGCAATTGTTGAATCTGATGACGCAGGATCTGCTGTAGTATTGGATCCTGAATTTATATCAATCATCAAGTATGACAACTTTTATATTGCAGCAACACGATGCCTCCATACTTTAATGCCTATTACTTGTGAAATTTCTGAAGAAGATGCTTTACGCCTTATTTCTAAAGGTGTAAAGTGCATTGAGCTTGAAAGTTTTACAAAATAAAGTCTATGAGAAAAGTAAGCTGGTTTACCCCAAGTAATTTAGATGAATCTGGCGACCTATGGTACAGCCAGGGTTACTTTAATGCCGCCCTTAATACAATTAGGGCTTTGCAAGATAAAGATGTAGCTGTTTACTACAACAGAAGCAACATTCCTTATCATATAAATTTTTGTCTTCCTATTTACTATCAGCTTAATAGGAGCTACACAGTTGGCTACACTCCATGGGAAAGTACAAAAGTTCCACCTTCTTGGAAGCAGCCTATCTCAGGCTGTGACGAACTGTGGGCCACCTCAGAGTTTACAAAAAATGTATATTTGAACAACAATTTACATCATAATATTAAAGTTATACCTCATGGTATATCTTCAGATTTTGAAATCTATGATAGAGAATTAAATAATAAATTTAATTTTCTCCATATTGGTGGAGAATCAAAAAGAAAAAATGTGCAAATGGTTATTGACGCATTTTTGGAAGTTCATGAAGGTAATTCAAATGTTCATCTGTATTTAAAATACAACAAATATTGTGATGGAGATGTTTATATTGATGGGAAAATCTTACCAGCAAATCATCATCCACAGATAACAGCAATACCGGAAATATATGATACTGAAGAAATGATTAATCTATATAAGAAGTGTCATTGCTTGGTCTATCCAACAAGTGGTGAGGGATTTGGAATGATTCCGTTTGAGGCAATCTGTACAGGTATGCCCACAATTGTTACAAATTTGACAGGCACTGCTGACTTTGCGCAAATGTCAATTCCACTTGATGCTGAGTGGGGTGAAGCACCATTTCAAAGCCACATGTATGGATGTGATGCTGGGAACTGGGCTGTTCCTAATTATGATTCTTTGTGTAATTTAATTCAAAATGTAGTAGATGAGTATGACATGTTTAAAAAGCATACTCTTCAGTCCGCAAGAATTCTTCATCAAACACAGTCTTGGTCCGCAGTAGCTGATATGATCATTGAGCGGATCGAAGATTTTGAAAAAAATCTTTAATCTACCCTAGTATATCTTGTTTTTAATTACCATTTTAATTGGTATTATTTTATTTGTCATTTTGGAGGCTTTATGAAAAACGTTATTACACCGGAATTTATTGAACAGTATGTAGACAAAACCCCGCCATGGGGTTTCAACGGGATGGGCGAAATTGTTTATCGAAGAACATATTCAAGAGACATTCCAGCTCTAGGGCGTAAAGAGTATTGGTTTGAAACAATAGCTAGAGCTATCAATGGTGCTCAAGATATTGGTGCAGGATATACAAAAGAAGAGGCCGAAAGGCTGTTTGATTATATTTTTAATCTAAAGGGTATTTTTGCTGGTAGGGCTTTATGGCAGCTGGGTACTCCGCTAGTTAGACAGATGAGCGGCGCTTCTTTGGTGAACTGTTGGATGACTACTATTTCTAAAGTAGAAGATTTCCAATTCCTGATGGATCATTTAATGGTTGGTGGTGGTGTTGGATTTACTGTTGAAAGATCTGTTATCCATGATCTTCCTAAAGTTCGATCTGTAAGTAAAATTATTCATGAAAAGTCTAATGATGCTGATTTTATTGTTCCAGACTCTAGGCAGGGGTGGTCGTCCCTTCTTGGTAAGGTTTTAAATAGTTATTTTTATACTGGTGAGTCTTTTACATATAGCACAATTCTTGTCAGAGGGTACGGTGCGGCTCTAAAGACTTTTGGTGGCACAGCTTCCGGTCCTGAAGTTTTAATTGAAGGTATTAGTGATATTTGCAATATTTTGGATAGGCGTGTTGGTAAAAAGATTAGGTCTGTTGACGCTTTAGATATTTGCAATATTATTGGAAAAATTGTTGTTGCTGGGTCGGCACGCAGGTCTGCTCAAATTGCAATAGGTGATCCAGATGATTTCTTGTATCTAAGGGCTAAAAATTGGGGTAAGGGGGACATCCCAGCATGGAGGGCAAACTCCAATAACTCTGTTTTTGCCGACTCTTACGATGAAATTATTGATGAATTTTGGAAAGGCTATGATGGCACAGGAGAGCCGTATGGGCTTATCAATCGTGATTTAATTCGCAAAACTGGCCGTCTTGGTGAAAAAATCAATGATAACAAGGTAATTGGTACTAATCCTTGTGGTGAAATTGGTCTTGAAGACGGCGAGCCTTGCAATCTTGCTGAGATATTTCTTCCAAATATTTCTTCAAAAGAAGAGCTGCTTGATTTGAGTAAGCTTTTATATAAAACTCAAAAAGCTATTACAACTCTTGACTATCCATATGCAAAGTCACAGTCTGTAATTCACAGAAATCGCAGACTTGGTCAGGGGATTACTGGCTGGCTTCAGGCCACAGATGAGCAGTTGTCATGGATTGACGAGTGCTATACAAGTCTCAGAGAGTTTGATTCTGAGTGGTCTAATAAGATTGGGATTAACTCATCAATCAAGCTTACAACTGTAAAGCCTTCCGGAACTTTGAGTCTGCTAGCTGGCGTTACTCCTGGCATTCATCCAGCATATTCAAGATACTACATTCGCAGAGTTCGTATGGGTAGTAGTGATCCATTGGTAAATTATTGTCGTGAAAAAGGTTACGACGTTGAATATGATATTGGTCTAGATGGTAAAGAAAATCATACAGTTTGTGTTATTTCTTTTCCATGCGAAACTCCAGATCACGCTGTGCTTGCAAAAGATTTGACAGCTATTGATCAGCTTGAGTGGGTTGTGAAAGCTCAATCGGTCTGGGCAGATAACAACGTATCTGTAACAGTTTATTATCGTAAAGAAGAGCTTTCTGATATTCAGAAATGGATGAAGAAAAATTATAAAAATTCTTTGAAGTCTGTATCTTTTCTTCTACATAGCGACCATGGTTTTGCACTGGCTCCATATGAAGAAATTGATGAAGATCAATATCTCAAGATGAGGTCAAAGATTAAAAATATTTCTTTTGTTGATCAAATTAATGAGTTTTCATTAGAAGATCTTGAGTGCGAAGGTGGAGCTTGCCCTATCCGATAATTTAAGATTTTCCGGAGTAGCACAATTGGCAGTTGCGCCTGACTGTTAATCAGGATGTTGTAGGTTCGATCCCTACCTCCGGAGCTTTTGTAAAAAACCGTACCAAAATGGTGCGGTTTTTTACTTTTTATGTGCATTTTTGTACATATTAGTGTACTATATTCTTTATGGATACAGGTTTTATCAAAAATAAAGGACTTCATGTTCCAAAAGAAATATTTGGTGTATGTATATGGATAATGCCTGATGGTAAACCTTTGTCTGATGGGGATGGGGTTTTGTGTGCGGAGGGACTTTTGGATGATAAAAATATCGAAAGGCAGGTCGCAGAAGCTGCCAAATATTGGACAGGTAGTGATGAAGGATATGCCACATGGGTTGGTGGAGCAAGAAAAGTTACGGGTTCAGAGAGAGATGATCAAGCTGAACGCCTTGCTAATGGTTTAAATCCGGATCCTTATCAGGATATTGTGGAAGCTGCTGCTCTTAAAGAGCTTCGTAGGAGATCATAATGGCTGGCGAGATGACTTATATCAAAGACTCAGAAGATGAATTTTTTATTGATGATGTAGATTATTTTCAAGTTCTTAGAAAAACTGAAAATTCAGATCCTTTTAAGAAAGTTAGATATGAATCGCTTTCATCTAAGATGAAAAGAAAAGCTACAAAGTTACAAAAAAAATATGAAGGTATTGAGGGTACTGGGACTAAATACATAGACCCAGAAGAGCTTGACGGGTATTCTTTATATGATGTCGTGACTCCGCCATACGATCTTTTGAATCTAGCTGATTTATTTGACTCTAGTGCTATTCATAATGCAGCAATAACAGCTCGCGTTATGAATACTGTTGGTCTTGGTTATTCTTTCTCTGAAACTTTTAAATCAAAAAGGCGTCTTGAAAAAGCTCAAGAAAATCCTGAAAGGCTTAGTCGTGTAAGAAAAGCTATTCAGGATATTAGGCAAGATCTTGAAAATAAATTTGAAATTTTTAATGAAGAAGAAACTTTTATTGAAACTATTGTAAAAGTATGGACTGATTATTTAACAACTGGTAACGGGTATCTAGAAATTGGTAGAACAAATTCAGGACAGATTGGTTACATAGGTCACGTTCCGTCAGTTTTGATGAGAGTTCGCCGTCATCGCGATGGTTTTGTGCAGATTGCTAAAAGCAATAAAATACAAGCAGTATTTTTTAGAAATTTTCAAGATTTTGAAACTCAAGATCCAATTAATTCTGATCCAAGCCCAAATGAAATTATTCATTTTAAAGCTTATTCTCCTAATAATACGTATTATGGAATACCATCTGCTGTTTCAGCAGCTGCTGCTATTGTTGGTGATAAATTCGCAAAAGAATATAATATCGACTATTTTGAAAATAAAGCCATTCCTAGATATGCAATTATTGTAAAAGGTGCTAAGTTAAGTAATAAATCTAAGCAAGAGCTTGTAAATTATTTTCGTCAAGAAGTAAAAGGAAGAAATCATGGAACACTTATTGTTCCACTCCCATCTTCTCTTGGTGGGGATACTGATATTAAGTTTGAAAAACTTGAAGCCGGAATTCAAGATGCTTCTTTTGATAAATATAGAAAAGCTAATAGAGACGAAATTTTAGTCGCAAACAGAGTTCCCGCACCAAAAGTTGGTGTTTACGACAATGCAAACCTTGCCGTTTCAAGAGACGCTGACAAAACATTTAAAACTCAAGTTATATCACCAGATCAGTCTATTATCGAAAAAAAATTAAACAGGATTATTTCTGAATTCACAGATCTTGTCGAATTTAGATTTGATCGGATTGATCTTATTGACGAAGATATCCAATCAAGAATCCATGATAGATATCTTAGGACTGAAGTGATAACACCTAATGAAGTTCGTAACGAGCTTGGGATGCCAGAAAGAGTCGATGGAGATATGCCTCTCCCATTCCCAACAAAGCTTAAAAAAGAACAAAATCCAGGTCCTGGCGCTCCATCAGGAAATAGTAATAATCAAAGCGCCTTCCCGCCTAATGCAAGGGTTGACACCCCTGCTGGTGCTTCTGACCCAAGAGTTTCTGGGGATCAAGCTGAAAGAGGTCAAAATCAAGATACAGGAGGAAATCAATGATTGATGGACATATCGTGTTTTCAAACACAGCTTTAACAACTGGTGATGGAGAAACTACAATCTCTCATCACACTTATGCAATATATATGTTATGTGGATCTAATAATGATGTTGAAGTGAAATTAAATGGAAAACATTCAGTTTTGCTACCGGCAAGAAATGATCATGGTCACGCATACGTTATTGTGCCTGGTGATTACAACACTATTGAAGTTATAACTGATAGCTCAACTATTAGTGTATTCGCAATAGGGTAATTTTTGATAGAATATATTGGAGGGGAGTGATGGCTGCTGAAAGAAATATAACAATATATCAAGGAGATACATATCTTCATGATGTAACCATTAATGACTCTTCAAATTCCGCAATAGATATTACCAATCGGACCTATTCAGCTCAGATTAGACCATTTAGAGGCTCGTCAACACTTATCGCTTCTTTTACTACTGAGATAGTTTCTGCCGAAAATGGCCAGATGAGATTTTCTTTAACTCCTGAGCAAACATCAAATATTGAAATTGGTACATATATATATGATTTACAACAGATTGACTCTGGAATTGTTCTTACATTGATGGCAGGAACCGCAACTGTAGTCGGGCAGGTATCTGTATGAGCGCTCAAGTTACTACTATAACGGTCTCCCCTTCAGATTCTTCAGTTATTACTTTAGTGGAAAATCAAAGTACAGTTATTTCAGTTACTAATACAGATACTACTGTATTGCAAGCAGCCCCTGCTATAATAGCTTTAGGTCAAACTTTAATTTTATCTAATGATATTCCATTAGAGCTTGCAGAAACAGGTTCTGCTGGTATATCTAATACGGTTTCAAGATCTGATCATGTGCATCCATCAACTGGTATGCTTTTAAATGGAGGTAATTTTTAAATGTCTAATACAATCAGAATTAAAAGAAGAGCTACCGGCTTAGCTGGTGCTCCATCAACACTCAAGAATGCAGAGCTTGCATTTAATGAGGTTGATAATGTTTTATATTACGGTAGCGGTGCCGATGTAAATGGTGACGCTAATACTGTAATCTCAATTGGCGGTACTGGTGCTTTTGTGGGTCTAGCTGGGACTCAGACTATAACTGGTGCAAAAACATTCTCTGGTACTGTTGCCCTAGGATCAAGCGCCACAGCCACGACTAAAAGCGCCGGGGATAATTCGACATCTGTTGCAACAACTGCATATGTTGATAATGCCGTAACAGGTTTAAGCTCGTCTCTTGTTGTTGCTGGCGATACTGCCAATACAACAGTTGTTGTTGGAACAGACACTTTAACGATCTCTGGCGGCACAGGTTTGAGTTCTGCTGCAACTACTGACACTATCACTATCAATCTAGATAACACAGCAGTCTCTGCTGGATCTTATGGTAACGCAGTTAGCGTTGGAACATTTACTGTTGATGCTCAGGGTCGTCTTACATCTGCAAGCAATACTGCTATCGCCATTCCTTCGACAGCGGTTACTGATTTCACAGAGGCCTCTCAAGACGTTACTGGTGCTCAGATTGTTACTAATGGTAGCCATACAGGTATTAGCGCAACTTATGATGATGGGACTGATGGCGGCATCAATCTGTCTCTTACAGACACAACTGTTACTGCTGCCTCTTATGGTACTGCTTCGTCTGTGGCTAGCTTCACAGTGGACGCTAAAGGTCGTCTGACTGCAGCTTCAAACACCACAATTTCTATCACGTCTTCTCAGGTGAGTGATCTGTCTACCAGCGCTGTTACGTCTATCGTTGGGACTACTAATGAAGTAACGGTAAACACATCTACTGGATCTGTTCAAATTGGTTTGCCTGACAGCGTTACAATTAGCAATAACTTAACAGTAAGTGGTGATTTGACGGTAAATGGTACTACCACAACTATAAACTCTACAACTATATCTGTTGATGATAAAAATATAGAACTTGGTTCTGTTGCTTCACCAACAGACACTACTGCAAATGGTGGCGGTATCACTTTGAAAGGCGCAACTGATAAAACTCTTAACTGGGTCAGCTCAACTGGAGCTTGGACATCTTCTGAGCATTTCAATATTGCAACTGGTAAAGAGTATCATATTAATGGCGCTTCTGTTCTTAACGCTACAACTCTTGGATCTTCTGTTGTTGCTTCATCACTAACTAGTGTCGGAACAATTGGAACCGGTATATGGCAGGGCACCGCTGTTGCTGTAGCTTATGGTGGTACTGGTGCTACGGACGCTGCAACAGCTAGAACCAACCTTGGTCTTGCTATTGGCACAAATGTTCAGGCTTACGATGCTGAGCTTGCAGCTATTGCTGGACTATCTTCGGCTGCAGACCGTTTGCCATATTTCACGGGGTCTGGCACGGCCGCTCTTGCAACTTTCACAAGCTTCGGTAGATCACTTGTTGATGACACAAGTGCTTCAACAGCAAGAACAACTTTGGGTCTTGGAACAATTGCAACTCAAAACTCTAACAATGTGACCATTACTGGTGGTAGCATTGATGGTATCACCTTTGACGGTGGAACTTTCTGATAGGAGTTTTTAGTGGCTAACACTATAAAAATTAAAAGCTCTGGGGTGACATCTAATACACCAGGGGCTTTGGAGCATGGGGAGCTTGCCATCAATTATGCTGATGGCAAGCTCTACTATAAAAATAGTAGCAATACTATTGTTGAGTTTGGCGGAGGCGGTGGTGTAACAGACCACGGCGCCTTGACTGGTCTCGCAGACGATGATCATACACAATACCTGTTGGCTGATGGGACTAGAACCGCTACGTCTCTTACTGTTTCTGGTAATCTCACAGTAGATACTAATATGTTGTTTGTTGATTCCACAAACAACGAAGTAGGAATTGGAACCATATCGCCTACCACAAAGTTAGATATTCTCGGGCTGACTACTGAAGATCCTATTCTTTCTGTTCGTCATAACGGCGGCTCTGCTGGTCATGCCGGTATAGCCATGACGAGCACGGGATCAGGGGGCAGGACATGGACCCTCATTTCTGCCGATGCTGGGTATACACATGGTGATGGCTTCCATGTTCTAAACAGTACCTCTGGTCACATGGTGAGCATAAAGGCTCTTGGAACCAATCTCGGTTCAATTGGTATCGGCACAACTTCGCCTTCAGCCGCCCTTGATGTCGTAGGTGATGCTGAGATCAATGGAAGCATGACTGTAACCGGCAACATCGTTTACACCCAGACAATGGACACCAAGACCGCCTCTTACACAGTCGTTTCTTCAGATGTTGGAAAGCTGTTGTACATGAATAATGGCGCAAATAATCATACGGTGACTGTAGACTCATCGACAGGGTTTTCAGTCGGCCAGAGAGTAGACATACTCAGAACAGGAACTGGAAGTGTCACGGTCGTTCAAGGGTCTGGAGCAACCGTATACTACACCCCGGCGCTCACTCTTCGGGCACAGAATTCCGCTGCGACTCTTGTCTGCACCGGCTCGAATCAGTATCATTTGATAGGAGACTTGGGCTGATGTTGGGCAATCTCGGGATCATCGCGTCGGCTGTCGTACCCATCCCCGATCTTGTTGTCGGTTACCTTGTTGTAGCAGGCGGAGGTGGCGCTGGCGGTGGGCGCATTAGCTTTGGCGGCTCCGGCGGTGGTGGTGGTGGTTATCGTATTTCGTTTGCTGGTGAGCCTTCCGGCGGTGGGGCTTCTGCAGAGACCCCACTGACACTTGCTACGGGAACGAACTACACGGTTACGGTTGGTGCTGGAGGTGCGGGGTCTACCGGTGGATCAGCCGGGTCTAATGGCACGAGTGGCTCCGATAGCGTCTTCCATACGATCACTTCGACGGGGGGCGGTTTTGGTGTCGCCCCTAATGCCAACAACGTGCCAGGCAATGGTGGTTCTGGTGGGGGCGCTGGTGCTAATGACACGACCAGTCCTGGGTCTGGGACTACTGGACAAGGTTATGCTGGCGGTACTACTTCCGGTACGACCCAGTCGGCTGCTGGTGGTGGTGGTTCTGCCAGTGTTGGCGGTCCTGCGGGTGGAACCAACGACCGCGGTGGCGACGGTGGCGACGAGCTAACTGTTCTGGGGTTCTACTTCTCTCATGGCGGCGGAGGTGCTGCTGACAACACGATCACTACTGGTGTCGGTGGCAGTGGAGGTAACTCTGGTGGTGATGGTGGTGTCCATAATGCTGCTGGAGGTTCGGGTTCAACTAACCGTGGTGGCGGTGGTGGTGGTGGTGGTTCCGGTGGCGCTACTGGAGGCAATGGAGGTAGCGGTGGTGTTGCCCTGCTGTTCCCTGACGAGTATTCGTATTCAACATCTGGTTTGACGTACACGGATTATGGTGGTACGTTTGAAGCAGGTAAGACCCTTCTGTGGATCACTGCAGGGACGGGAACCATTAGTTGGTCATAATATTAGTAAAGGAGATATAAGTTATGGCACATTACGCATTTTTAAATGAAAATAATATAGTAACCCAAGTCATTGTCGGTAATGACGAAGGTGCCACCGACATGGAACAGTTCTATAGTAACTTCGTAGGCTTACCATGTAAACGGACTTCTTACAACACAAGTGGAGGTGTCCATTTGTTGGGGGGTGTTCCATTTAGGAAAAATTATGCAGGTATAGGGTTTACCTATGACGGAACACGGGATGCTTTCATCCCTCCTCAGCCATATCCGTCTTGGGTTTTGAACGAAGAAACTTGTTTATGGGAAGCTCCTGAGCCTATGCCTGATGATGGGTTAGACTATGAATGGGACGAACAGGCCCTTCAGTGGGTGTAAATACAAGAAAGGTTAATATATTATGAGCGAAATACTTTATCCAACAAGTTATAAAACACGGTTAGTTACCATTGATGAACTTTTCAGTGAGCATCATGTTGATAAAATGCATCCAGAATTTGCTAGAAGGCTCCGTTGCTGGCTTGTGGATCAGGGCGGAAATGTTGGAATTGGCGGATCTTGGCGTGATACTGGAGCACAGCCAGATAAGCCAGGTTTTGCTCCGGAGGGGCAGTCATTCCATCAGTACCAGAAGTTTGCTTCAGGTTTAATCAAGTTCTCTGCGGTTGATCTTGTTGTACGGGACCCTGGTAAAGTTCACCGTTCACCAAAGTGGTCTGAAGTACCTGTCCAAGGGTCAGAGTGGGCTAAAAAGTATGGTGTCCACGCAAATGTTGGTGCCCCAGGTCAACCTGGAGCAGAAAGCTGGCACATGCAATGTGTCGAAATCGACGGGTGGGCTAGTTGGGATAGAGCAGGTCATCCTGACCCTGTGTCCGGCTATCCTATACCAGAAAAACCAAACTATCCATCTAACGGAATATTGATACCAAAAGGAGAAGAATTAGAAATGATAGTAAATCAACCACATAGAGCGTACGACTCTAGAAGCGGCGCAGCGCATAAAGCTGGGGAAACACGCAAGGTAAAGGTAGCGTCTGCTAAAGCTGCGTTTGTCAACATTGTTGCGGTAAGCCCGGAAGACTCCGGCTATCTTACACTTTGGGGTGACGGCGCACGCCCAAACTCATCTCACCTTAATTTCACTAAAGGTGTTACCATTGCTAACGGTGTTTGGGTGCCTGTTATGAGTGATGGGAGTATTAACATCTACACCCATAAAGGATGCCACATCGTTGTTGATGTGCTGGCAACCGCGTAAATAAAAAGTCTAACAAAGAATGCAGCTAATGCATTGTTTAGCTGCATTCTTTGTTAATTGTATTAATATAATTATTATAAAATATGAGATCTATTTTTAATATAAAAATTTTATCATTAACATTAATATCTTCTGCAGTTTTTTTTTGGGTTTCAGCGACTATAGTAGCTGTCGTAATGATGGGAAAAATGCTATATACAGAACCTATAGATTAGAATTTTATCGGCTTACATGGTTACACTTGCCATTCACTTCTACAATTTTGCCGTCAGAAAACTTGCAATGATACTCAATATAATACCCTCCCCCCATGGGAGGGGTAACCACCGTGTGGAATCTTAGAATTCCATGGTAGTTTGTGTCTTGATTTACCCCACCTGAAGTTAACAATAGTCTTCCGTGAGAAGATATTAAATATCTATCGAGTATACAGTCGAAATCTTTGGTTTGAAACTCTGTTTCATATCCAAAATGTCTGGTATTTCCCGAATTAAATATTAGAGTTAAATTTTCTGTAACTTCTATATTTGGAAGTCTATAGTTTGTATAAATACTGTCATATAAGCCCATTTTTTCTCCCTTATTAAAACTCTTTCATTGTAGTACCATTTTTTAATCATATGAGCTAGTTTTGATATTCACTATCAGACTTTTCATTCTAATAATTACTATTATATCATGTTAAACATTTTTGAGGTGACATATGCCTTTTAACTTTCGTGGTAGACCTATTATAAATCTTGGTCGAAATAGGATGGCTCCCACTCCTTCTGGTGGAGCTCCTTGGCCTCCTCCCTGGCTTCCTCCTCACCCTAAGTCGCCTAGAACTTTGCCTATAGATGATTTTATTCAAATATCTAAGGCTGCGCGGTCTGAAATGGGTGAAGAAGTTGTAACTGATTTAATAAGTTTTATGGATAAAGCTGGATATACTCAAACTACTGGATCTTTTAGAATAACTGAAGGTGGAATTGAAATGGCTTCTGTTCCACGTCAATCTATAAACGGTCAGGTTAATATTTATATTGGTTCAATAGGTGATTCTATTATAGAGGAAAATTTAAAAAAAAATGACGGTACATACTATGCAGGTGTGCAAAAATCAGCGGGGCGTACCAATGGAATTTCAGGGACTAGTGGAATCGTACGTGCCAAAGGCACAATTGCCGATACAGTCAATCTAGCCCAAAAAAATACTGGCAGAGTGGGTGGAGTCGTCTCTCACGAAATAACTCACGCTATTGATAAGACTGCAGGTTATGCTTCAGGATATGACTTTGCTGGAAGTGGAATTAATCCACGCATGGAGAAAGGTTTACAAAAAGTTCGTGAACTAATAACTAATAAAGAGTTATCTCCAGATGAGGCTTTTAGACAAAGTGGGATAATGGAAGCTATGGAAGATTGGGCAAGAGGTTACGGGTCTAGTGAGGCTTTAGCTGACACAGGTAAAGTTTCTTCGCTAAAAAGAGTGTCAGAAGCAGATCCTGAGCTAGCAAGAAGGATAGGGCTTGATGATTCTGGTGAGTTTAGATTACCACTAAAGATGGACCTTGATGATTCTGGTAAGCTCGTAACAACAGAGCAAACTACAAAAAGAACTTTTGGACTAGATATTCTAGATAAATTTATTGGAAATCAATTATACGACAAAGAAACAAGCCTTGGTAGCGGATACTCAGCTGGGGAAATGGAATCAACATGGGAAAGATTTCCAGGTTACGAACACACGTACCGTAATGAGCTCAAGAAATTAGGAGTTAGTGACGAAGTATTAGAAGAGTCGGCTCAAAGGCAAAAAGCCGTAGCTGCAGCCAACTATGCGGCGAGGGTGGGTGGAATTGGGCCAGAAGAAGAATTATTATTTGAAATAGCGGCTGAAAAACGTGGAAAAAGTCGTATTACAAAGTCTTATCCGAGAAATTTTCTAGAAGAACTCTATGATGAAGAATATAAACGTCAAAGAGTTAAGGGAAGATTTAACATAGAAATTGTTGATGATGTCGTTGATGATGTTTCTGAAATAGTTTCCCAAGCCAAAGTTAAGCCAGATTTTTGGTTAGCTGGCTTAACTCTTAAGCCAAACCAAATGCCTGTAACAGGTCACGTTTCTCAAGCTTTAAACTCTTCACTAGATGATGTTGGTGAATCTGTTGCACGTCGTATTCCCCCTCAACCGGTACTAGAAGTTGGCTCAGGTAAAGCCACTCGTAAAACACTTCAAAGGATAGTTCAATCAGGTATGACAGCTAAACGTATTGCTAAGAATATTTTTTAATAATCTGAGGTACTAGTTTAAAAATTTTTTATTAACCATACCTGCGCTGTTCAGCTATTCTTCTGTCCATTTCTATTCTTTTTTGAATTTCTAACTTTTCTACATCTCTGTTTCTAAACTTGTTAACACCATATGCACCAAGACCAACAGCAGCAGCAGCTGCAGTTAATCTTAGATTTTTAGCCCCTTTAAGCCCTGAGGCTACAGCTGAAGATGCATTTGCAGCGTTTTGCATTCCTCGTCTTGTTGTAGATGAAGAAGTCCCCCTTGAAGGCATGCCCCCACTTGCAGTAGTCTGCGTACTTTGTGTACCTGTGTTAACAGTAGCTCTAGGCACCCTAGCTGGTTCTGGCGTCTCTAGTGGCTCACCAAAAGATTCTACAGGCGTTCCTACATTAACGCCACCTTGTTGACGGGGTTTTGTTGGAACTGGTTCTGGAGCTGTCGGTTGTGCTGGAGGATTCCCGCTAGTGGTACTGCCAGATGAAGGCGGAGAGGAAACCGCAGTAGGACCTCCAGCAGGAGAAGCAGTCGCTGCAGGCAAGGCTCCAACTGTTGGGGATCCAGAAAGAATATCACCTACAACATTTAAGTTGCGTACATCATCACCATATTGAAATTGAGCGCCCAGCGTTCCTCTATTAATCTGTTTTTGAACATTTGCAGCCCTATTCATATCCGCAACATTATCGGGTGTGTCATAAACAGCAGCATCCATAAAGGCAGCTCCACCTTTATTGGCATTCCAGCCAGCATCATCTCCAGCTACATCAGGGAGTTTAAATCTAGCAGTTTTCCCGTCTTTTGCCCTAAAATATATAGATCCCTTTTTTTCTCTAATTATTCTTTCTTGTTCGTCTATAGGGAGATCGTTAAATTTTGTGGTTGTAGTTGGGTCAGTCTGAAATATATGCTCGATGTTACCTGATTTTATTTCATCGAGTAACTCTTGTGGCATGTTTGCTAGAGCTCTTTCGTCAAGTCCTTTTACTAAATCAAAAATCTCCTGCTCGTTCATATCTGCAGTTTCAAGTAGATTAAATATCTGAGTACCAGGATGGATTTTATCGCTACTAACTTCAAATATTGAAAGGCCTACTTGTGGGACTCTAGATGGACTAACTGTTGTTGCCTGCAGTTGAAATTTGTTGTTTAGCGGAATGGTTTTACGCTCTGTCATATTCTTGTCCTAATCTATCTTATCATATAGAACATATAGTAATAGCTAAGACCAATTAACATAAACCAAGTAATCTAAGGCTCTATTGTAAATTTCTTTTGTATATACAAAATACAAAAGAAAAATAAAAACTTTTAGTTATTTAATGGTCGTATTTGAGAATCAAATACAGTAAATTCTTCAATCAATTCTTCTTGTGTATAACCAGAGTAATCTGGATGAGTTGTTAAAGCTTGAACAAAAAGTTTTATTAAACGATCTGATTTTTCCAAAGCAGCGACGGCATCATATATAGATGCATAAAAATCGCCTTCTGTAACTTCAAGATCAATATTTCTTAAGCGAGATATAATATTTTGATTTATCATGATTTTACCTATTTATAATCCAATGTTTTTGTTGAAGAGGAAAGCCATACATCATTTCTTCAACTGCTTCTAATTCTCCACATTTAGAACATATTTCAGTATTGTTATCCGTTCGACTTAAAGCGCCAGGGTAGGCGCCGGGTGTTTCATTGTTAGGAACTAAATTTTGACATCTTGGACAAACAGGATTTTCTATCATTATAATATTCTCCATTCGTCACAATCAGGTAATAAACCTAAACTTGAACCATTGTCCCAGTCTATGTGAATAGTTCGATAATCGTCTATAAAATTAACAACTCCTTGATCGCCAGGAGTTAAATTTGTGTATTCATCATTAATATAAAGTAATTGAATTCTGTCTTGAATTTTTTCGCCTGAAGGACCAATATTTTTTTCAAAAGAATTTATCATGATAAGTTTTATATTATTGCCAGATGGCACATTTGTTACAAGTATTTATAGATCGATACTCGTAATAGGCTATGACGCAATTAAATATTTCTTTAGAAAGATCAGGATTAGTGTCATAAATTTCTGATTGAAAATTAGCGTAATATCTTAATTCTCCTGAAACAGAATCAATTTGATTAATACTATAGTTAGGTGAAAGATGAGAAAGAAGTTCATCTAACTTTAAAATAATATTTTTCCAACCAGGATTTTGATAAAGAACAGAGGAAGAATGTTCAAAAGAAGGTGATGTAATAGGATCAATTATCCTATTTAGAATCAAATCATATTCTTTCATTATAAAACTTTCTATATAGCATCAGTGTCAACAATTTTACCTATTAAAGGAAACAAAAAAAGAATAAATATAAAAAAACAAATTAAAAAAAAAAACAAAAATTTAAATATCATTTTTATCTTTTAATTGAAATTTTTTAACTTTTTCTATATCTTCAGAACGAGAACTCCAAAAATATGGTTTAGGATCACCACATTTGCGGCAGGGGATAAATCTTAAATGGCGCATACATACAACAGCGGAAGAAATGTGATTATCAAATATCATTGATAATATCCTGAATTATATTTATCAAGAAAAATTATACTTTGATTATACCAAGTACAATCATCACAAGTCTGATTACATTTATTACAAAACTCATTGCCCTCAGGGGGCGGGCCGATGAAGACTCCCTGTTCTGCATCGTTGAGTGCAATCGGAAGTAGTTCAGCGACGAGTCCACGTAGTCGTTTGATCTCATCTTTGGCGTCGTTCAACAGGACACAATGATCACACAGGCACACATAGTCACCCGAAAAGATGAAGTTGGTAATTCGTTGCACGATGTCGTCGTTCATCGGTCCTCCATGAGCGGGCATTGGTTTGGGCAGTCGGTGTGGTGACAGTCGGCTTTGCCGGGTCGTGTGATGTGCAGGTCGCAGTCGTCCCGATGGCAGCGTTCCCACCAGTTGCCGTGATCGTCAGTCAGTAATCCCGGTGGGTGTTGCGGTGGGTGGAATCGACGCCACAAATTGCGGTCAGCCACCCACCGCAACCAGATGATTTTGGCGATAAAATAACCCCCGCAGAAGCCGATCCATAATCTGACCAGCGTTCCGAGAGTAACTGGGTCATCCACGTCGAGCCTCCTCGTTGGTTTCCATCATCTCTCCGTAACAGGTAATGAGATCAAGCCGTAGCCGCCTGACAAGTTTCATTAGCCGTCCAATTTCGTCCTCTTGTGACGGAAACACATGAGGTGTGTCGTCGTTCTGGCAGTTGAGCGGTGGATGTCCCATCACCCACCCGCAACGTGTGCACATCTCCTCGCTATATCCCTTGTGCTGATGTCGCCGGGCGAGAACATCCAGTGGTGTCATCTGCATCTCATTCGATTCGTCAGGGATGTTATCCACAATGCACCTGCTTTCCATCTACGTAAACTTGGATGCTTCTGCCGGTAGGTGACACCGAAACTTCTACGTGGCGTTCGCACTCGCTTTTAATGTCGATCCATACGATGTTGTAGATGCCTCGCCGTTCATCCAATTTGACTGTTCCGTGCGTTACTTCCACGTCATCCACGGTGATCCTCCCATTCTTTGATTCGTGCTCGGATCAGAGCTTCAGCAATCGCATACTCGGCGGCGTGTTCCGGTGCTCGACGTTGAACTTCGTCCGCCAACTCATCGATGTGATGATTCTCCCAGCATCCGACGGAAAGTCGATGACCTGCCTCTTCTCGCCAAACGGTGATCGTCTGGTTTTCGCTGCCGATCGGGCTGATCGTGAGGACGTGACGGGAAGAAACGATGAGAGCCTTGCCGGAAACCCGAGCGTCGCCGT